TTTGCCGCTTTCCTGGATAACCCTGCCAGCATAATAGCAGTCTGGAATGGTGGGATGAGTTTCCACGGTGGCTTGATTGGCACTTTGCTGGCAATGATAATATTTGCCCGCAGGCGTGGCTTTTCGCCGTTCAGCCTTTTTGATGTAATAACGGCATCCGCCCCCATCGGCATCATGGCAGTGCGCATTACAAATTTTATCAATGGCGAACTGCATGGCAAACCAACCGATCTGCCTTGGGCAATTGCCTTTCCAAATGGTGGTCCTGAGCCCCGCCATCCAAGTCAATTATACGAAGCCGCACTGGAAGGGCTGATGATGTTCTTTATCCTGCGCTTCTTCACCCATATCACCATTGATTTCTACAATGGCTGATGGCGTAAAGTTATTTTTGAATTTGGTGTGATTGTAGTTCTGTAATTCCCAATCAATAGCCAACCACTCCAATGCCGCAATAAAATCTGGCAATCCGTAATAATTAAAAGTTGGTTCGTAATCGGCAAATTGAATTATAGATGTGTCTTTTTCAAATTCGGGATACATTGGCACAATCGCAGTATCTTCTTTTGATTGTCCATATTTCGCCCAATCGGGATGAATATAAACGTGACTGTGATTTTTTGAGATACGGCATTTAGTTGCATCTATATGGTAAAGATTAATACCACCTTCGTGCTTTACTATTTGCATATACGCATTCCCAAATGAATAATAATCATCCATTATTCGACCATAAACTTCACGCAATGATTCACCCGTGTTCACATCCGCAATAAACGACTTTACGGCATCATTAGACGATGCGAAATTTTTTCCCATAGAAAGAATCTTCTTTTGCCCTAAGATTGCTCTATGCGTTGGTGATTGCCTTTTAACCTCTGCTAAAAACTGGGGAAATAAATTATCTTCACCAAATGGAATGAATGGCGTTCTGATAGATTTTAAATCTACATTCTCGCGTATCTTTTCGGGAACACCAACATTAAAAACATCAAACTTTGTGAAACTCGCTTTTTTCGCTGCCGTATTAATTGCTTGGGTTGTCGTTCTTCGCTTCGCCATTTTTCACGGGTTTTTTAGATTCTTTAATTTCATTAACGTGCGTAAAACCTTCCAAAAATAATTTTTTTAGAGTTTGTTGTGTCACCGTTGCCGTTTGATATTTATTCCCATTAAATCGAAATGATTTTGAACCCCCAACGTTTTTCGATAATTTATATTTTGCTGCCATTGTTTTAAAATTTATGATGTTAAAAATACAACTTTTTTATAGTCTAAAAATTAGAAAAAAAAATTGGGAACACGGTTAAATGTTCCCAATAATTTTAATTATTAAACCGTAATAAAATAAAACCTAATTTATTAGGATATTATACGAATGGTGCAACCGCGATGTCACCCGTAAATTCACGCGGATATTCACCTTGTTGCGTTGTAATCACAATAGCCGTTCCGTTTGCATCTTGTAAGCCAACGCCCGTAGATTCTTCGCCACTAGTGAATTCCATATATGCCGTTTCTTCAAATATATTATCCCAACCAAGAACAAATTTATATGTTACCGCAGGAGTTGCGCAATCGTCTGCATAAGTTTCAACAACTGCCGTAATTCCACAAGATGTAACTAACTCCATCAAATCGAAATTTACAACGCCCGTAACTTTAGGGATATAAAATTCTAAAGAAACCTCGATTAGTGTTGAACCATTTTCACGTGTTGCATTAGCCGTGAAACCCGCAGTTCCTCTGTCAAATTCCCACTTGTAAAACTTATCCGTTCCCGCAACAACCATTGTAACGGCTGAATAACTATGTGTTCCCGCAGCCCCATCTGAAAAGGATAAGACTTCATCTGTATTTGCTAGAAAGATTGTTTTTAATCCCCCTCTTCTATTTCTGTCACAACAAATAACGTTGTGTCCGCTTGTAATTGCCATTTTTAAATAACTTTAATTGATTAATAACCTATTTGAACCAAAGAATCGTGTAAAAACTGAACTCCAAGTTTGAAGTAAGCCCTAACATATACTTTTTCCGTCAAATCATCATAGAACATTTTCATTTCACCTTCTGGGTCATTTGTATCTGTTCCAACTGCTAAGTTTTGTTTTGCAACATAGGCAATTCTAACATTGTCAGTAATCACCCTTTGTGTCATTGCCGTGTCCCAAATATACATTGGGATAACTTCAACACCTCTAAAGAATAATTTCATTGAACCATCAACTAATTGAGAAAAACCTTCGGCATTTCCAAGATTCTCTAACGATGTCATATAATCGTCATAAACCAATCTTGAAACATAAAATGCTTTATCTCTCGCGTCAACTCCTTGTAATGCACTTGGTGCAGCCGCCCACATTGCACGTAATGCAATAAGACCATCACCAGTTGCAAATGCCGCAGAATCTGCGATTGCCACCTTTCGTGCATTAATTACCGCATCGGCAATAAATAATTTCCACCATCCGTCAGTTGAATCGTAACAACTTGCACTTGAACCCGCTTCAGTTGTATCACCGAAACACGCTAATTTAACTATATCTTCAGAAATTCCGTTTCTTACATTTTGAAGAATTGTGTCCATCAATGCAGTTCCTTCTAAGTTGAAAACGTTGATTCCGTTTCTAAAACTTTCTTCTAGGTAAGTTCCAAAGAAGGCATCTTGACATTGTGACACGGCAACGCGCATTCTACCCGCAGTTATTACTTTGTCATTTACGTTAAAATCACCACTTTCAGCACCGCCACAAGTTGTGTATTTTTTTACAATACAAGAAAGAGCATCTGCCGTGTAAAGATTCATTTTGAATTTTACATTCGGTATTACTCTAAATTGCATTAAATCCGAATCTCTAAAGATTGGTTCCAGGAACAATTCTTGAAAATTTGCACCACTATAAGTTGCGCTGATGTTGTCTAAAGCTACGTTCGCCATTTTAAATTTCTTTTTTTAATTATTTTATGTTATGCTTTTCTCTTTAAAGATGCCACCATTGCATTGAAAAATGCCGCATTTGAATCAACCGTTGTGTCACCAATGGTTTGTTCTGCATTTGCTTTGACATCCGTTTTTGTTGCTTTTAATTTAGAAATCTCTAAACTTTTATTTTGAATTTCTTCGTTTGCAACGTCTAATTGTTTCGTCTTGTTTTCAACTTCGTTTTCTGCCATTCCCATCTTTTCTTCGATGTCGTGAATTGCATTTTCTAAATTGTCAACTCTATCTTTTAACTCTTCATAAGATAATTCCCAATCTGCTTTTTCCGCTGCTGGTGATTCTTCTTCGTGTCCTGGTTCGTGTTCGTTCTTTAATCCTAGAACATTTTTTATTTTATCAATTAGAGATGCATCGTTAGAAACCTCTTTTGTTTCAATAGTTTTGGTTTGCGTGTTTTGCGCCATAACGTTAATATTTGATTTATTAATTGTATTGTTGATTTTGTCGCTAGTGATGTTTTGAAATTTAGAAACATCATAATTGTTTTCGATTTGTAAATTATCGGTGATTCCGTTAATTAATCCCAGTTCCAAAGTTTCTTTAGAATTAAACCAACTTTCAACATCCATTAGGTTAATGTAATGTTGCGCGTTGTGATTAGATTTTGATGCGTAAATTTCGGCAATCTCATTTCTGATTTTGTCCAAAATGTTAGCCGTTTTTCTTAATTCGTTCGCATCCCCTCCACTCATTGCAAATGGGTTGTGAATCATAAACAAAGAATTTTCTGCCATTTCGATTTTATCACCCGCCATTGCAATCACAGATGCGATTGATGCCGCTATTCCTTCGACTTTGGTTGTTACCCTCTTAGAATGGTTTTTAAGTGCGTTGTAAATGGCTAAACCATCAAAAACAGAACCACCTAAAGAATTAATGTGAACGTCAATATTTTTATCCTTAATCGTCTTTAATTCGTCAATGAAGTTTTTTGCATTAACATCATATCCCCCAACTTCTGAATAAATATATACGTCAGCCGTTTCGCTTTCTGCCTTGTTTTGAATTTCAAACCAATTTTTCATATGGCAAAAATCTTGCAAGTAAAAGAATGTTTTACGAAATAATGAGAATAAAAAAAGCACCGACCAATTGCCGATGCTTTTTTATCTGTTTAATTGTTTTAGGAATTGCAACCACTAGGACAGACACTAGTTTTTCATATTCTGTCGTTAGTATAAATTCTTTTTTCTTTTTTAAAAGGGGGAATCTCACCCCCTTTTTTTTTACTTTAATTGTTTTGGCTTAATTCTAGCCATAGCTTAGTATGTAGTGTATATTCAAAACCATTAGATAAAACCACGAGAGAGTAGTATTTGTTTTGTACCACGTAGTCAACAACGCTAGTTGTTTCTGTGTTATTATCACATTCATAAGTGAATGATTGTCCTTTTGTATATTCTCCCATTCTGTTCTCCAAGTAGTAGTTAAATTTTTCATAATGTGTTTGTTTGATGATGCCAAATATACAACCCTTTTTTCATTCTATGCAAGTTTCTTTTACTTAATAATGCAAATAAAAGGGAGCAAATCTCTGCATCCCTTTAAAATTAACCCTTTACGATTGCTTTTTTTTCTGTTTTTCTTAATATTATTCTTGTAATCACCTAAAATTGTCTCTTTTTTGGTGAATTTAGGTCGGTATTTGTACACTATTCCTTGAATTTGGCGGTCTGATAAGTCATATTTAATGCTTAAATCCATAAAAGTGTTCGTTACGTGACCTTGATTTTGCTTCAAAATCTTATCAAAATCTAAAATGATTAGATAGTTTCTTATCCTGGTTGGTTCGCACAACCCTTTTTCGGCTAAATGGTAAACAACATCTTTGGGCGTTGCGTAATCACCAAAGCGTGTTGATACCTCTTCCCATATTACATCAATGAAATCTATAACTAAATCTATTTTGTTGGGTTTTGCCATATCTTATAAACCTCGTGCATATAATTAACCATCTTAGCAGCACAACCACCGCAACCAAAAATATTTGAACGTGCGCCACTATCAACGTAATTTTGAAAGTAGGGCAATAGTTCCATCCCTTCTTTTCTAGGAATCTGCCAATTTCCCCGTGCATCTTTGTGCTTAATAAAACGTTCCATTAATATGGATATTTGAACCCTATCTTTTGGCTGTATTTTATTTGCAATGTCTTGGTGTGTGATTCCCATTTTTTCAAAAATACTTTTTTTATAGATTGGAATAGACATTATCTAAATATTTTTTTCAATAGATGAATTTTATTTTACCAATTATTAACTGGGCATTTACCGCCAAATTCTTTTGAAACGCTTGTTTTCATTTTCAAATTACACAAACAAATTTTGCAAGAATCTGCATTAAATATTTTAAAAAACTTCTTTGAACGATGAACGCAATTTCTGCAAATCGTTAAACGCTGCTTTTGTAATTCTTTACTAACTATAAACATATTTTTAAAATGTAATTCTACTTTGTATATTTTTTACGTTTCGTTGTGAATTGGTAACATCACTTTCAACCAACAGAACTTGTTGGTTATTTAGTGCGCCAACTAAACCATCAATTAAACCACTATCATCGGATAAACTATCACTACCAAAAACCATTCCCCCATCAGCGAATTTTTTACCACCACCCGCAACATTCATTCTTGAAAGCATTGGTTTAAACATTGCCGTTGAACGTTTATTAATTACCGCTTCACCACCTTCTAATTCAGCAACACGCCCACCAACGCCAAATTTAACACCGCCTTGTGCGTGTGAGTTGCCGTGAACCATTCCCCCTTTGGCAAAAAACGAATCATCCATTACCCCACCAAATTCAGCCGTTGGCGGTGCTTGTGCTTTTATCGTTGCAATCTGCAATGCGGTTGTGCCAACCGTTGTTGCTATCAATATACCTTTAATAATTGCATCCGCTATGACGTTGCCAGTTGCTTCACCTTTTAATATTTGCATCACCGCAGTTGCTCCACCAATCACCGCTTGGGCTATTTGAACATTTTGGTCACTTTTAAATTGTGCAATCTTCAATTTAAGCATTTCATCGTCGTGCTTTTCCTGTATTTGCTCAATTTTGGCGGTTCGTTCTTCGTCTGTTAAAATCTCAAATTCTGCACTTTCTTCAAATGCTTTTACTTCTGCATTTGAATTAGATTCGATAACGCTCAACTGCGTATTTAAACGCTCATTCTGCAAAGCATTAAAACCACCTAATAATTCACTTGTTGCATTTAAGGTTGTTGCAATTCCATTTAATAAATCTTCACCCGTTATTGGTTGACCATCTTCGTTTGTTCCAAATAAAGTTTTTTGTAAAAATCCACTTGCGGTAACGTCACCTTCAACCTCTAAAGTGTTTTGATATTCTACGACTTCACCCCTTAACTTTTGGATGTTTTGTATCTGGGCATCTGTTACAAAATCAGATGCTTCGGCAATTTTTAACGCTGAATCCAACTCAACTTGTGCAACCTTCAAAGATTGTTTAATCCTTTCCGTTGCAATATCTCCCGATTCATCGGACAACAAATTTAAAATATCTAATCTTTTTCTTTCTAATGCAATGTTTTTTTCAGTTGATTTGGTTAATTCTTGCAATGAAGTATCTTCTTCTTCTAGTAATTCAGTTAAGCCGTCAGTTATTTTTTTTAATTTATCATCAACAACCGCTAATTCTTCTTTTGATTTTCTTAAATCTTCCGTTGCTTTTTCAACGTTACCATTTGTTGTGATTGCCCTTTTTAATGCATCTTCATTTGCCTTTACCGCATCCCCGAGTTTCTCGTATGCAGTTCTAACTTTGTCAATGTCACCATCATCATCATCATCATCATCACCACCACCACCACCACCGCCTTGTAATTGTGGGGAATCTGCAAGAATTTTTGACAAAGCACTTTGTTGTTTTGAAACCCCATCAATAATAACGTCATAATCTTTAATTAAATCAGAACCCGCAGCCAATGCATCTGTCAAAGGTTTTTCCGCTGCTTTTCTAAATTCAAGTTCGTTTGCCCTTAGTGATTCATTTCTACGTTTAGAAATTATTTCCCTTCTTTTTTCAACTTGTTCTTCATAATCACTAACGCTTTCAAAACCCGCAGCGGTTAACTTTTTCATTAATTCAATATTAGCCGCAACCCTTGTTGCTTCTACTTTCTCAAATTCCCCCCTAATAGCGTTTGCAGTTGCTAATCTAGTCAACGATGCTATTTGGTCATCAATTGCTATTACTGAATCATCGGTTAAATTATTGTTTTCGTCAAGTTGTAAGTTTAACCCTTGATATTGTTCATTTGCTTCTTTTATTAATTTAATTCTTTGTTCTTCTGTGGTTTCAGAATTTTCTAGCGATTTTTTTAGTAATACCAATTCACCAGTACTTGCAGCAATTGAATTTGATAGACCTTTATTCGCTTCTTCTGAAAGAACAGATGCCGAATTTAATTTTTCAGTTGCATCAGCGGCATCATTACCCGCATTGTAAAAACTAACTAATGCCGCAACCCCTAATGTTAAAGCACCAACGAACAAACCAATTGGATTTGTTTTCATAGCCTTACCGAATAAATTTGTCACAATCGTTGCTATTCTTGTGCTTTTGATGTATGAAACAATTGACAATCTAGCAACACCAAGTGCCGTTGTAAAAACGCCTTGTGAAATTGCCGTTGCTGCCATAACAACCCCATATGCGCCAACTGCCAATGCAACCTTACCGAAATTATTAACTAATAATCCTAAACCATTAAATAATAACGCAACGCCATCAACTATGAATGTTATGGCGGGTGCTAGTTTTTCGAGTAAATTAATTACAAATCCATTTGCCGCAGATGATGCCTCATCCAATGAACCTTTTAATGAATCTCGCATTACATCCGCAAACTCTTTTGCCGTTCCTTCAGCGTTTACCAATTCCGTGTTTAAATTAGAAACATCATCAACCCCAGATGCAATTGTTGCGAAAGCCGTTACCGCCCTTTTGTCGGTCAGATTTAACATTTCCTCAACATCAATTCCGCTATCAAACAAATCTTTTAATGCGGGTAATAATGTGTCCACAGAATTAACACCTTCACCAAGTGTTTGAGATAGTTAAGAATTTGAATCTGCTAGTTTTAGGAATATACTTCTTAATGATGTTCCCGCAGTTGATGCTTCTAACCCAGCATCTGTTAATGCTCCCAATAATGCCGTTGTGCCTTCTAAACTAAACCCAACTTGTTTCGCTATTGCTCCAACCTTTGGAAATGAAACTGAAAACTTTTGCAAATCCAACGCTGAACTTGCAAATGCCTTTGCTAGAACATCCGTTACCCTTCCCGTTTCCGATGCTTCCAATTTGAATGATTTTAAAACCACACCAACTTGTGTTGCCGTTTCATCTAAATCGTTGCCAAATGCAAATGCTAAATCCAACGTTGCCGCAGTCATTTGCTCAATTTCTGTTGGGTCAAATCCTAACTTCGCCAATTCTTTTTGTAACCCCGCCACTTCACCCGCAGTGAATGCAGTTGTTGCACCAAGTTCTTTTGCGCTATCACTTAATAATAAAAGTTCCTCAGCCGTTGCCCCACTAATAACTCCCACTTGTTTCATTTGAAATTCAAACTCCACAAACGTGCCTAAGACCCTTTGAAATGTTTTAAAAGCAATAACCGCAGCCCCAACCGTAGTCACAACACCCGCAATTGCTTGTTTATAGTTTCCAACGTTTCTTTGATTTCTGCCCATTTGCGCATCCATCTTTTTCAGTGTGTCGGTGTTAGTCCTTATTTTTTTACTTAGGTTATCAAACTCCTTTCTGTTTTTACCTAATGGGTCAGATAATTTTCGCAAAGATGCGGACAATGCAGCGTTTTGCTTGGTCAGCGAATCATAGGATTTGGATGTGTCACCCGCAGCCTTTGCATTTTTAATTAAATCGGTTTTGCTTTTGTTTAACTCCCCTCTTAAACCTTTTAACTTTGTTTCTGCAGTTATGATTTTGGCGTTAAACTTTTCTTGATCAGCACCCGCAGCCTTTGCTCCTTTTTTAAGTTCTTTTAATTCTTTTGAAGTTGAATCAATTGCGGTTTTTAATTTCACCATTGAATCCGTGCCTTCAACCCGAATGTTTAAAATTGTGTCTATTGTTGCCATTGTTTTTAAATTATGCCTTCGTCAAAATGAGTCACTCGCGTATAAAATAACTTAATTGGTTGATTGTACAAATTTTGTGATGTTTGCGGAACGCCAGTTATAACCTCCCTAACTTCGCCCGTTGTTGCATCTTCGTAATAGATTACCCCGCCACCACCTTCACGAAATATTCCATCCGATTTGATAGCAAATGCGGTTCTGCCGTTTGCAGTCATTTCAATTGCTGATAATGATTTGGTATTATTTCCATCCCCAATCACAATTTGATTGGATTTTTGATTTATTATATTATTACCGATTGAAATAGAACCAACGTTGATGTTGTTGTTGTTTCCGATGTTTCCCGAATTACCTAGATTGCCGCCAATTGGCGCACGCGTTCCCGCATCAAAATAACTTGTTGCGGTTTTTTGACCAGTTGGTAATGTTGCCGTGTTTTGTTTTGTAGGTAGCGAAGAAGATTCTGTTCCTTTTGAAAGTATTGGAATTTTTGTTGTGTCGTAAATTCCCAAATTATTTTGCATCAAATATGGCGGTAATTTAATAGCCCCATTGTTTACTAACTCAAAATCAAAATCCGACCATTGCGGTGTGTCATTTTTTCCATTGCCTTCAACTAAATATGGAAAATCACTTTCTAATGGTCTTGTATTGTGATACTCGAAAAGTTCGACAGATGTTAAATTATTTGCACCCGCTTTGAAATCGTTAATTTTATTTAGAATCCAATATGTGTCAGATTGTGCGGATTGAATGTGTATTAATTTAGCAAAATTTAAATTTGCAATATCTTTTGGCGTTAGTTTAAAAAACGCCTTTTTAATAATCGGTCTTTTTATTAGTGTTAGAATATTAAATTCCCAAAACATCTGATACAATCCGCTTGTTTGCACATATGGCGGTGCGGTTGAAACTGAATTTATTTCCGATTTTTCAAAGTACAATGATGGGTTGTTATATGTTATTGAATTAATAACTAATGAACCGCCTAACGTGCCATCTTGGTCACAATAAACACCCGCAAATGGATATGTGCTTAAATTTGAAACATCGTCAATGTTGTTGTTATAACCCCAACGCCAAGTATTAGCCGTGTCAATTCCATCCGCTTGATTTAACGGTTGTAATCCAAACCAACTTAAAATTCTAGGGTTGTAATCATTTGTTTTTTCGGGCAATGCTGCATTGCTTGATGCGTTCCAAAGGGTTGAATATTCAGAATGAATGACTGGCACAAATGGTTGTTTATATGCGCTAGGATTATCTGAAATTGTTTTGTCGTAGAACATATAAGATGGTGAATAAAAATCACTACCAATTCGTTGTTCTTCATTCGTAAATAATTCCCCAAGATTTAAACTATGTGAACCCAATTCGCAATTCTGCCCCCTTCTTCTGTTTCGTTCTTCAACAAATCCATCTGTGGAATCATTTTCATAAGTAAAACATAAATTACGCTTTAGAGCATCATAAATATATTCGTTTGTTTGCGGTTGTGAATTGTCAAGTTTATCTGTCCAATCTATTGCATTAGAAACCGTATCAAAAAACATATCACGCGGTTCAACCTTTATGGTTTTACTTACTTCGTCAGATGCCCACATTAAATTGAACATCCCAGTTAATCCATTCACCCAATCCAATTGTAAAGTATCACACGGCAATAAACTAGCTAAATCAACAGAACCGCCTTCAATTAAATTTGGCGTTAGATTCCCGCTAAATCTCTGCTCTTTACATCGGTATTTCATTTGGGTTAAGCCAATCACTTTGTTGCTCATGTAAAAATTTGTTTCTTCTCTCAAACGAATTTCACAAGTAACTTCTCCATACATATAAACTTTATCGTTAGCGTTTAGAATATCAATTTGAACACCCGAAAAACCTAATGTTGAAACTAAATTTGTAGCACCTAACGGGTAGGCATTACAAAAGAAATGGTTGAAATCGGGATTAGAATTGTTCAATTTCCTTTCGCTATTCGTTGCCACTATGTGATGCCTACCCGTTGTTGCTTTGTAGTGTACTAAATAAACATTAAAAGCGTATGTTGTACCTCTATTATCAACTTCATAAGAGCCATCTGGATTGCTGCCCCCGTACTTGCAATTAATACCAACGCCACCGTTTCCCGTTCCGCGTGTTTCATTATTTGTTGAACCATCATAGGCGTAAACGGGATTTGTTAACTCATAGGAATTGTCCATTTCCAACTGCATCGAGCCGTTAAACTCGTATGTTCCTAAATATGACGTTTCAAATGTGGATGTGCTTGGAAATACTTGTTGCGAATTTGTGCCGTTAAAAATATCACACGCAATACAAGTAAAATCCAAACCAACATATTCATCACCCGCATTGCAAGGGCTATCCGTCAGCCAAGTTGTTCTGTTTCCAGAATTATTATTTATGCCATAACTACCCCACCACCAACCCGCAATTGTTGATTTATTAAGACTATCTAAAGAAGTTATATTGGTAGGGGTTTGAATATCAAATTGAAACGAAAACAATTGATTAGTAATCAAAGAACTTGGGTCACAACTAGGGCAAACCAAAGTTAAATCTGTCATTTGACCGTGCCAAGTATTCCCAACAACACCACCGCAATCATTCGGAGTTCCACCCGTATTTGTATAATTTAATGGAGTTTTAAAATCTGTTGGCGTGTTGTTTTCGTACTCAAAAGAATATTGTTCAATGACCGTTGGCGAATTAACGAAATCGATTTTTGGCATATATGAAACCAAACGTTTGAACCAATCGGTTTCAAAAAATGATGATTCAATTGTATATCCTTGTTTCGCAAAAATCACCTTTAGCATATTGTAAAAATAAAATGCTGGTGACATATCCGAAGGACTAACAAACGCGTTTCCGTCATTTGTATAATTCCATTTACCCGTGTTCACTAATGGATAAACAATGTGTGTTTGCGCACCGCCTATTGTTTCCCCCGCCAAACCAAATTGCCAAGTGTTTTCAATCGCAGTTTTTCCAATGGTTGCGTTGGTTGGTGCATTTGGGAAAAAGTTACCCGCAGTAAAATCAATGTCACATAAATTCAATTCAGATAAAGCATTTACCCATTTAAAGTTTTCACCGTAAACATTACAATCATATGACTGGGGGATTCCTTCGTAGGTTGAACCTTTGATTTGAAATTTACCTTGCAGAATTAATAAACCGTCAACAAATATTTGTGCATCCCAATCTTCTATATATTGGTAACTATCATACAACGAATCAGAAAATAAATCACTTAAAATTGTGTTGTTGTTCTTCGTTGCGGGAATCGAAAAGGTTTTACTAAACGAACCCTTTGAACTACTAGGGTCTTGCACATCTTTAATCGAATACGTTAACGCTAAAGGAAAATCTGTTACTTCTTCAACGTCTAAAGCATAAGATAATCCCGCACCTTTGACGATTAAAAACTGAACGTTTGGTTTATTTTGTGCCATTGATTAATTTATTAATATCTTGGATTTCGTTGGTTTACTGCCATATTAAAACTAAAGTTCAATTTAGAATAATTATCTGAAGTTTTTGCAATGCTTCGTGTCCCGCCTTCCAAAACAATAGGATAGTAAACATATGGTTGTGCCGCAGCCGCATTGTTTAATGCGCTTGAAAATACTTTGTTATTTGAATTGTTATCAACCCTTACATAAACTTGTGTCGATGAAAACATTTCAGCAAAATGCGATGCGTTTTTTGGACTTAATGATTCCGTTGTGACCGTGTATTTTTCAACGTTTGAATTTGCCCAATTAGAATTTCCAAAGTTCATTGGGGAATGCCAATTATCATATCCCAAAGTTTGTTCGAATGTTTGAAATTTGTTGTTCTCTTTTACGATGTATTCGCCATTGCTTGAAACCATATCATAACCGCCAAGCATATTTTTAAAACAGAATCTTAAATATCCGCTATTCAATAAACATCTTCTATTTAATTTAAAATGAAATTCTGTTCCCCCAATCACATATGTGCAAGGTGATGCAAGTGTGTTGCCAGTCATTGGAATGACTTTGTAAGAATTTACATTGATAAACTCAGAACCCGAAGTGTTACCCTCTGCGGCATTTGGTGTGAACCCGTTGTAGATGTCTAAAAATCCAACTAACACCGTTTGCAAATTATCATTTTCCGTAACTGCTAAATCGTGCGTGTTTAATAGTGTTGTGAAATTACCCGAATATGTTTCTATTGTGAATTTATAACCGCAAAAACTTGTTGGCGGTGTAACAAATGCCAACATATAAGATTCGTTTTCGTGAATGTTAACGTTGGATTTAATTGTGCCATCACTTAGCTTTGTAATTGGGTAATTTGTAAAGAACCGATTCTTTTTAACTTGGCTTTGAAAATTAAAGTTATCAAAAACAGAATCACTTTGTCCGTTAGATTTAACCACATTTAAAATCCAATCTTTTTCGGGCGCACCTTCGTGTATATAAAAATAATTTGAATCTGTTGAAGTTGCTTCAAGGACAATCAAACCCGTTGTTGCATCTAAATATTCCCTTTGAAACTTTACACGCACTTTGAAAGTTGCCACATCTGACCAAGTTTGCAATGAATTTGTTGTTCCAACCGTTGAACCTAAATCAATATTGTTTGGATAATCTGATAAAGTGTATTTAGTTAACCCATTAAATATTTCCGAAGAATCAAAATTGAAATTGTCGGCATTTGTTAAACTGGGAGCCATTCGAAACTTTCCCGAAATCTGCGTTTCAACGCTTGACGTTTGATTGGTATAATAACAAGTTGCAACAATGTTGGTTGTGTCTGCGGTTGCTTCTGTCACGCTTAATTTCAACGGAATTAGTGTTGAACATAATGTGTCGGTTGTCGGTTGTGTTGTTATGCTAATTGCCATTAGATAATGATTTCAATGTTGTTGGGTAACTCACTAGATATTATTTTTAAAACTTCGGATTCGTATATTTTGGAAACGCTTTGCAATTCCTTATTAATCTTTTCTTCTGATTTCCTTACAAATCCCAATTTTTGTTTGTTCATTGGATTGCCTAAACCATACCCGCCTTTCGATTGTGCGGCTTGTTTCGTTGCTATTGCAAAAGCAATTCCACGAACAACATCGTTATCACTTGCAATTCCTTTTATTTTTATCCATTGAATTAATCCATCAATGTATTTAGAATTTGCCGCCCCAGTTCTTTGGTTTGGACTAAACGGAACATTTGCCGCATCAACGCCATATTCCACCACACGCCAATAATCGTTCCCTTTAATCTTTAAACTAAAACCAAATTTACCCAATGGCGAAACTTCGTGTTGCAATGAATTAATCAATGCGCCCGATGCGTTACGCTTTAGCTTAA